CTTCTCAAGTACATGGTATCAGAGCGGCGTGTAAAGTAATGAAAACTCGTTACTCAAAACCATTCGAAAGTGTACAAGTTGAAATTCCATATGAAACAGGAATGAACCCATATAGTGGGTTAGTTGAATTTTTTGAGGCAAAAGGGTTACTAGTAAAACAAGGTAACCGATTGAAATATAACACAAAATCAGGTGAAGAGATGATTGAATTTCGTAAGAATTGGACATCAGAAAAACTTGATATTATTATGAGTGAATGGAATGATGATAATCTAGAAGATGAAAAACATGGGTTGGAACAAACAAAGTCTGATGAATTATCCGAAGAAGTTTAACGTCGGAATATATAAATATAGTACGCTGGTCAGGTAGATTAGAGTATGACTATTAATACAACACTACAGAGAGAGTGGAATGGAATCAGAGCAACTTTACGAACTATGGGAAAATCTAATATCTTATATTCCTGCGAAAGATAGGTTAGAGGCCGGGGAAGTTTTTATTAAGATGTTAGATGATTTAGGAATGAGTCCCGATGATATCGAGGTATTAATCGATGGCGATAATACACTACAGGCCGCACTAGACTTGTACTTTGAAGATGAAAATGAAAATGATAATGATGATGAAGACTGGAACTAATGAATTGGTATAGCAAAGTAGTAAATGACTGGAGCGAGATTCCAAAATGCATTCAATTTTATGAAAGAGAGTTGATTGACGCACGAAAAGAAGTAAAGATAAAGGGAAATATTGAGAAGAATTCTACTCGACTTCCTGCATATGTTGAATTACGATTCGGCCAATTACAAGAGATAGAAGCAATACTAGAACATTTAAATATTCAGTTACGCAAAAAGAGAAGTGAATATTTAAGAAAATATTTAGAGAACTATAATAAAGTTTTAAGTAGCAGAGATGCTGAGAAGTACGCCGACGGAGAAGATGAAATTGTTGCGATTGGAGAATTGATAAATCAAATAGCACTTGTAAGAAATCAGTACCTAGGAATAACAAAAGGATTCGAAATTAAACACTTTCAACTGTCCAACATAATTAAGTTACGTGTTGCAGGGATGGAAGATTCAGAGATTAACACATATTAGGATAAAGGAAAAATGGCTGATATTCATATAGTTAAACGAAATGGAGAAAAAGAAAACTTAGATTTAGAGAAAATGCACAAAGTTGTATTTCAGGCATGTAACAACATCAATAACGTATCTGCCAGTGAAGTTGAATTAAAATCACATATTCAATTTTACAGTGGAATGACAAGTAGTGAAATTCAAGAAACATTAATCAAAGCGGCAGCCGAATTAATAACAGAAGAGTTGCCAAACTATCAATGGGTTGCTGGAAACCTAATCAATTATCATATTAGAAAAGAAGTATATAGTGCTTTCAAGCCATGTCATATCTTAGAGTTAGTTAATAAGAATGTTGAATCTGGATTTTATGATAAGTCTTTATTAGAAGACTATTCAGTAAATGAATGGGATAAGATTAATGGTTTTATCAAACATGAAAGAGATTTTGACATTACTTATGTCGGAATGGAACAGTTTCGGGGAAAATATTTAGTTCAGAACAGAGTTACAAAACGCATTTACGAAACACCACAAATGGCATATGTGTTAATTGCGGCAACATTATTCAGCAAATATCCAGAAGAAGAAAGATTAAAATGGATAAAAGATTACTATGACGCAATTAGCACTTTTGACATCTCATTACCGACTCCTGTTATGGCAGGTGTTCGTACACCACAAAGACAATTTAGTAGTTGCGTATTAATTGAAACAGATGATTCGTTAGATTCAATCAATGCTACGACTAGTTCTATTGTCAAGTATGTTTCTCAAAAAGCAGGAATTGGTATTGGTGCAGGAAGTATTCGTGCTATTAATTCACCAATCAGAAATGGAGATGCTAGTCATACAGGCGTAGTTCCCTTTTATAAAATGTTTCAAGCAGGAGTAAAATCTTGTTCACAAGGCGGAGTTAGAGGCGGTGCGGCTACATTATATTATCCAATATGGCACTATGAAGTAGAAGATTTACTTGTATTAAAGAATAATAAGGGTACAACAGATAATCGTGTTCGACATATGGATTACGGTGTACAGTTCAATAAATTGATGTATGAACGTCTAATGTCAGGTGATAATATCACATTATTCTCGCCACATGATGTTCCTGAATTGTATGAATCATTCTTTAATGACCAAGAAAAGTTCCGTGAACTTTATGAACAAGCAGAACGCAAAACATCTATTCGTAAGAAAACAGTACCTGCCCTTGAATTATTTTCATCATTTATGACTGAACGCAAGAACACTGGTCGTATCTATCTTCAGAATGTTGACCATGCTAATGACCATAGTTCTTTTGATTCAAAAGTGGCACCAGTCAAACAATCAAATCTATGTTGTGAAATTACTCTTCCAACTAAGCCACTGAATAGTATAGTAGATGAAGAGGGCGAAATTGCTCTCTGTACACTAAGTGCTATTAATTGGGGAAATATTAGAAGTCCAGAAGAATTCGAAAAACCCTGCGAGTTAGCAGTGCGAGGACTTGATGCATTATTGAGTTATCAGAACTATCCACTAATCGCGGCCGAGTTAGCAACGATTAATAGGAGACCATTGGGTGTAGGCATTATAAATTTTGCGTATTGGTTAGCAAAAAATGATATGAATTATACTGATACTAACTTAGAGTTAGTTGACGAGTGGGCAGAAGCATGGAGTTATTATCTCATTAAAGCATCAAACGTATTAGCACAAGAGAGAGGACCTTGTCCTAAGACAGACGAAACAAAATACGGACATGGTATTGTACCAATTGATACTCGTAAGAAAGAGATTGATGAACTAGTTCCTCATAAAGAAAGAATGGATTGGAAATCTCTTAGAGAAGACCTTAAAGAATTCGGAATAAGAAATTCAACATTAATGGCTTTAATGCCAGCAGAAACGTCAGCACAGATTTCAAATTCCACAAATGGAATAGAACCACCAAGAAGTTACGTGTCAGTGAAACAATCAAAGCATGGAGTATTAAAGCAAGTTGTTCCTGGTATTCACAAGTTAAAGAACAAGTATGAACTACTATGGGACCAGAAAAGTCCAGAAGGTTATTTAAAGATTATGGCAGTATTACAAAAGTATGTAGACCAAGGTATCTCAGTCAACACAAGTTATAATCCTGTTTACTTTGAAGATGAAAAGATACCAATGTCAGTGATGCTACAACATCTTATTATGTTTTACAAATATGGTGGAAAGCAGTTATATTACTTTAATACATTTGATGGTCAAGGTGAAATGGATGTTGGTTTCAATACAATGGACAAGAACGAAGAAATAGCGACTGGTTCTCTAATAGATGATGAAGAATGTGATAGTTGTACAATATAGAAGAAAATGAATAATAGATTTTATGATAATGAAGCAGATATTACTTGTACAGACAATGACAATGTTGTTACTGCTGAAGTTGATAATTTCAGAGTAGAAGACTCTCTAACCACATACATTGCTACTAATAAAATTCATATGAAATGGAACGGTAGTGTATATGTAGGCAATGCATTTGGTATGGAATTTACTACTAAAGGTCCAAAATATTACGGAAAAAAATGAAATGACAGTTTTTAATGCAAAAAATAAACAAGACCATACGAAAGTAAAAGCATTCTTGGACCCATCTGGTGGCGTAACACTTCAACGTTTTGACACATTAAAGTATAAACAGTTTGACAAATTGACTGAGAAACAATTAGGTTTCTTTTGGAGACCCGAAGAAGTAGATATTCATAAAGATGCTAACGATTTCAAACTTCTCACAGAACATGAACGACATATTTTCACATCAAATCTAAAACGTCAAATCTTGTTAGATAGTGTACAAGGTCGTGCGCCAACTGAAGCATTTGCTCCATTAGTTAGTCTTCCAGAACTAGAATCATGGGTTCAAACTTGGACATTCAGTGAAACAATTCACAGTCGCAGTTATACACATATTATTCGTAATGTATATGCCAATCCTAGTGAAGTTTTTGATGATATCATGTCTATCAAAGAGATTTTAGATTGTGCAGATGATATCAGTAAGAACTATGATGAACTTATTGACCTTTCATTAAAGTATCAATTACTAGGTAAAGGTAATCACACAGTTAATGGAAAGAAAGTTAATGTTGATGTGTATGAAATTAAAAAAGCACTCTATAAGACACTTATGAGTGTGAATATTTTAGAAGGTGTACGTTTTTATGTTTCATTTGCGTGTAGTTGGGCATTTGCTGAACTCAAGAAAATGGAAGGCAATGCTAAACTTATTAAGTTAATTGCACGTGATGAAAATTTACATTTAGCATTTACACAGTCACTTCTAAAACTTCTTCCAGAAGATGATAAAGATTATAAAAAAATTGTAAAAGAAACAGAAGAAGAATGCATTAAAATGTATGTAGATGCAGTTGAACAAGAAAAGACATGGGCTGAATACTTGTTTAAAGATGGCTCAATGATTGGTTTGAATACTACATTGTTAAATGAATATATTGAATGGATTTGTTGTAAACGTATGATTGCTGTTAATCTAAAATGTCCGTATGTTGTTCCACAAATGAATCCTCTACCTTGGACTCAGAAATGGATTGCAGGTAGAGAAGTACAAGTCGCACCACAAGAAACAGAAATAACCTCTTATATAACAGGTGGAGTAAAGCAAGATGTGTCAGAAGATACATTTAACCATTTAACACTATGATTGAATTAGATAAGATTGGTACAGTAGATTACGAAGTAAAAGATTTTGTTGCGTTGACACCACATAATGATGCTCATTTTTGTTTGGTGCCTAGAAACGTTGACCAGAAAAGTATTTTAAAATTACAAAAGATTATGATGGATATTGGTAATGCTAACATATCTAGTGGAGTATGTAAGCAGTATAAGACAACAATGAAGTTTGTCGATGACCATCCAATCGTAGAAATCCATTTAACTAAGGAGAAAGATATGACAAAAATGGGATTAGAGTTTCAAGAATGGGTACAAAGTACCTGGATGGAGCATTTAGATGAGAAATTGATGTGGAGAGAGAAAGTCGATTACACTCAAGACGAGTGGCGTAAAAAGAATTTAGACTTCTTAACCAACAAATTTCAGGAAGAAGTTAGAAATAAGTAAATGAAAGTATTAAAAATTTTAGATGCTGAATTAATTTTAGCAGATATAGAAGTTAATCTAGGAAAAGAAGTACGGCACGCAGTAACTTTGTGTGCCAAGTATGATGAAAAAATTATTCCTCTCAATACAGCGGATGGACGACCAATTTTAATGACAGAAGAAAACGCATTGGAGAGTAAATGAAAATAGTACTTGCCACGGGTGGCTTCGACCCGATTCATTCGGGACATATTGAATTTTTTAAAAATGCTAAAGAATTAGGCGATATGCTAGTTGTTGGTATTAATTCAGATGAATGGTTAGAACGTAAAAAAGGAAAATCGTTCATGCCTTGGAACGAACGTCTTGCTATCATAAACAATCTGCAAATGGTTGATGAAGTATATACATTCATGGACGATGATGACTCTGCTATAAATTTTATAAAACAAATTAAAGCACATTATCCAAAAGATAAACTAATTTTTGCAAATGGTGGAGACAGAACGGCAGATAATATTCCAGAAATGGTATTTGATGATGTTAAATTTGTATTTGGGGTTGGCGGTAAAGATAAAAGGAATTCAAGTAGTTTATTATTAGAAGAATGGAAAGCACCTAAAACTATTCGCAATTGGGGATATTATAGAGTATTACACGAGGATGGTATCGGTGGTAATCCAAAAACTAAAGTAAAAGAACTCACATTAGACCCAGGTAAGTCTATATCATTACAACGTCATAAATTTAGATGTGAGTATTGGGTAGTTACATCTGGCACAGCCACTATAGAAATAGAAGGTCAGCCTAGAACATTAGGCATACATGAAGATGTAGAGATACCTATAGGATGGTGGCATAAACTAAGTAATAAATCAACAATGCCTTTGCGAATCGTAGAGATTCAAACAGGAATGAAGTGTGATGAAGAGGACATAGAACGTGCGCCTCATAAAGAAGATTTCGATTTTCGAGTATAACTAAGGAGAAAAATATGCAAGTAAGAACGTATGACAGTAATAACTCAATGAATCTGTTAGGCTTATCAGAAACAGAGATAGCACGACTAATCGAGTCATTGGCTACAAATCCAAACATCAAAGAACACGTAAAAGAGCCAACATTGAATTGGATGCGTGAACAATTTTCTGAACAGAAGATTGGCGGAGCATGGAAACGAAGACTTAGAGAAAAGGGCAATGTTATCTAAAAATATAATATTTGCGACACTTATTACAGCATTTGTTGTATTTTTATATATAAAGACGGTCGAAGCAGAACCTCTTGACATAATTTCCGACTTGTCATCGACTGAAGTTACTCTATCAAATGAACTGTTAGATAGAGACCTGGCGATAATGGTGTTAGGTGGTATCGACTATTATGTTGAAAATTGTACACCGTTGACTCAAGCAGGAGTTGATTACAAAAATAAAATAATTTCATATCATGAAATATTAGAAGCCGTGTTACCAATCAATCCAACTTATATCAAAGGAGCATTGTCAGTTTCTGGATATAATTGTTATGAAATGTATGAGTTAATAACTACATTAGACGAATCTCATGCTGACCTCGTAGTAGAACCAGAAGTTCCCACAAAATATACCGATATTGATTAATTAAAATAGATAAATATGTATATAATTTGACATTTTTATATTTTTATGTTAAAATGGATTAACAGTCTTATAAAAGGAGTAATAGATGATAGAGTTAACTGATACATTTTACATGATATGGGGAGTCTGTGGACTAGGTATGTTTCTTTCTTTTATTTTAGGGAAAAAAGCAGGGTATAATAAGATGCATTCACAGATAGCAACCTCATTAATTGATATAGAATTAGAACGAGCGAAAGTGCAGATAATGAAAAGTGAAATATCAAAAGTCCAAGATAAATTAACACAAACAATTGAAGAAAATGACTGATATAACTATATTTAATAATGGCGAAACTATATTTAAAGTTGGAACATTAATCGAACACAGAAAGAGCCATAAGTTGGCGAAAATCACTGACACTTATCAGCCACCCGATAGTTATGCAATTTGTATAACGTATAGATATGTAGATTCTGAGCAAGGTCGCACCATTATGGATACTTCTGATGAGCGATTTAGCAAAAATTGGGAAATTAAAGATGTTGAGCCTGTAACTCCTTAAATCATCTCTATCATATATTGTAATTCTGGATGTAAAGGCTCTTGCCATTTACTTTCCCTACACTTATTTACCACATCTTCACTCACTCCACTTTCTAACATATCATCATACGATGAGAATGTACGTCCAGGACTTCTAGGTTGCATCATACACGGTTGTGGATGTTCTGGATATGTAGTGCGTTCAAACTTATGAGTTTCATTATTTGTTTTGGCAAACTCGGCATATTTTGTGTCCAAAGTTGGAATACGTTTGTATATTGTTTTGCCACAATCAGGAGTTTCCCAAACTGTATTGTCTGTCGCACGATAAATTTCAGAACAGTCGTTACTTTCTAATATAGCCTGTCGGCGTTGAAGGTGGTCTAAGTATCTTCCATCTGGACCTAATCCCATTGGACAGCGGTCTTCTTCTCCAGAAACTGGATGTGTAATGACACGGTCGTAGTCTAGTTGAAAATACCCATACTGTTCGCCATAATTCTCACTAATCCATAATTTTTCTTCGAGCCAGTCTGGACCAGGTGCAATGAACACAGTTTCGCCTTTATAATTTTTATTAATCCCTTTATATCCACCTTCGATAGCCGAATAAGATAAATCGTCATTAATCGTACAAATTAAAGTTTGATTAGGGACATTAAATATCCAATCTAAAACTAAATGTGGTTTATTCATGTCTGTATTATTCATATTTATATTTATTAAAAATACTCTTGTTAAAAACTTGACAGATATCGATTTTATGCTATAATAGTCTTATAGATAAGAAAATATAAGGAAAGAAATGAACATAGAGTTCTTCAATCTAAAAAAGAATGTACTGGATTTCGCAGTCAAGGCCCACGCAGGCCAGACGAGGAAATACACTGGTGACGACTACATTGTCCACCCTATGGCAGTAGCGGATATGGTAGAAAAGCACGGTGGTGACGAGGTCCAAGTGTGTGCCGCTCTATTACACGATGTGGTAGAGGATACTCCTGTCACTAATGATGATATCCGAGATAATTTTGGTGATGATATCGCCATTATGGTGCAATGGTTGACTGATACTTCTAAGCCAAGTGATGGAAACCGTAGAATACGAAAGGGAATTGATGCAAAACGACTTGCAGAAGCACCTGCGGAAGCACAATTCGTCAAACTGGCCGATATGATAGACAATGCCAGCACAATATTTCGCTTCGATAAGGCATTTACTAAGCAATTTAAGAAAGAAATGGCCCATTTAGTTGAGGTTATGACTAAGGTTCATGGTAGTTCACTTCATATAGAGGCTACTAAAGTACTAAAAACTTGACAGATTTCATATCTGTGCTATAATATAGACAATATTAAACAAATGAGAGGGTTTAAAATGAATATAGTAAAAATAGAAAACGGGACTTATAACAACACCGAGATAAACGGTTGTTTCCCTTTAGTTAAAGGTATTACAAAATCAAAAGATGGTTCGTATTTTGTAAAAGTTAAAGTTACCGATTCCGATGAAAGGGTATTTGCAGGTAGAGATGCCTGTAGAATTAAAATCGATAATCAAGACCAAGTTACCGAAGTTGAAAATGTTAAACTTGGTAAAAAAGTTGCTGAAACCGATGAGCAAGGAATGGATAGAATTAAAGAACGTTTTGAAATCCTAGACGAAATGACTAATGCTACCCTTGACGGTATAGTAAGAGGTATGGTAGTTACAGGTCCTCCAGGAGTTGGAAAAACATACGGTGTTGAACAAGTTCTTGAAAAAGATAGTTTGTTCGATATGATGGCTGATAAGCCAATACGACACACATTTGTTAAAGGTGCCATGTCGGCAATCGGATTGTACTCTAAACTTTATGAGTATAAGGATTCTAAAAATATCCTTGTTCTTGATGATTGTGATACAATTCTGTTTAATGAAGATGCCCTTAATATTCTAAAAGCGGCTCTTGACTCTTGTAAGAAAAGAAAGATTTCTTGGAATACAGATTCCAATCTGTTACGAAGAGAGGGTGTTCCATCGACATTTGAGTTTAACGGTTCTGTTATCTTTATTACTAACATAAAGTTTGATAATATGAGAAGTACAAAGATTAGAGACCACTTAGAGGCTATTCTTTCAAGATGTCACTATCTTGATTTAACCCTAGATACAACTAGAGATAAGTTGTTGAGAATTAAACAGATTGCCAGAGAGGGCGGATTGTTTGATACTAAGGGCTTGACTAAAATTCAAGAGCAAGAAATTATTGAGTTTATGTATGAAAACAAAAATAAACTTAGAGAGATTTCTTTGAGAATGGCTCAAAAGATTGCTGACCTCAGAAACATGGATTCAAACAGATGGAAACTTCTAACGGAATCTACTTGTATGAAACGAGCAGTTTAGTAAAAAGTTTATAAAAGGTAACCCCTCGGCGCTGGTAATAGAAATATTACCGGCGTTTTTTTATGTAAAAAACACTTGAATTCTCTGGTGAATTATGTTATACTATCTTAAATACAGAGAAAAACTAGATAAATGAACGATTACGTAGAACGATTACGAAAACAAGGACTATATGAAGTTTCCTATGAACCTAAATCTTTTTGGGAATATGGTAGAGGAAATAATATGGATAATCTTGTTGATGATTTAAAATCTTATGACCACGTCAAGGTTGAGTCTAAAGATTTTATCAAGTCAGGCAGAGGTTCTTTTTTATCAAAGTTCAACTCTGAATATGCAAAAAGAATAATTGAAATGTGGTCGAAAGAAGATGATGTTATTGTAGACCCTTTTGCAGGAAGAAGTTCCAGACCATTAGTGTCCACATTAATGGGTAGAAATTATGTAGGTTTTGATGTCGTAAATGATAACTTAGTAGAAGCAAAAGAACAATACGAAACACTTGGAAAGGAAAGGAAATTAGGTAAGTTATCATTAATTAATGCCAGTAGTGAAACTATTGATAATCATTTACCCGATGATGTTGCTGATATGATAATGACTTGCCCACCATATTTTAACATAGAAAAATATGAAAGTGCTGATGGACAATTAACAGACATAAAAAAATATGAAGATTTTTTAAGAATTTATAAAACTATTTTAGAAAAAAGCATTAAGATATTAAAACCAGGTTGTTTCTTTGTAGTTGTATTAGCAAAC